AGATCAAAAAGCACAACATCGAAGTGAAATACACCGAGCCGCTATCCAATAAAGCGACGCTTACCATTGATGACGTTGGAGTGTTTGCCGAGGTGGTAATCGAAGCGCGTAATGAATACGAAAAGACAATCGCGGAACTGGGACTTGCGGGGAAATTAGCCTGGTCATCCGGCACAGCTTCGCACCTTGTAGACCGCAAAGCAATCAAGAGCGGCGTGTGGGAAATCACGCGCTGGCCTCTTGGTCTGGACGCGTCACTGACCCCTACCCCGGCAGAATTCCGCAAGACCAACCAGATACTACCAATTAAATCGTTACTAACTTCCCATACGGCGTTGCCCGTTGAGGAGTATAACCAAACTAAACCAACCAATCAACCTGTTACCAAACAAAGGGAGAACATCATGGAAGAAGAAATCAAATCCGCCGTTGATAAGGCGGTCGCAGACGCGCTTGCAATGCGCGAAGCGAAAACCCAGGCGGAATTGCAGAAGGCGGCAGAATTGAAAGCTGCTGAGGACGCCGGGTACAAAAAGGCCATTGAGGAATTGAAGGAGCACGGGCCGCAGAAGTTCTACCACCCCACCGAGCCGACCGACGATGACAACGATGGTATCGGAGCATTCAAGTCCTGGCTCAAGACCGGGCAGGAAAATCAAGGGCTGATCCGCCCCGACTCGTCCTTCGACAACATCAAGGCAGGCAAGGCGGCCTGGAACATCACGACCGGAGCAAGCGGTGGATTCCTGGTTCCTGATCCCCTGTACAACCAGATCATCGCCAAGCGCGACATTATGTCGTGGGCGCGGCAGGTTCCTTGCACGTTCCTGACGACCCCTTCCGATCACCTGTTGGTCCCGCGTGAAGACACCAAGCTAACCGATTTCGTCCTGACGGCTGAGGCTGGTACATACGATGAGAATGAGGGCACGGTATCGCAGAAAGACCTCATCTTGTACAAGTACACCAAGCTGACCAAGATGAATGAAGAGTTCTTGATGTACAACGGCACGAACTGGGAAGCATGGTTTACCAATGCCCTGGGTCGTGCGGTTGCCAACACCGAGAACACCATCTACACCACAGGCACAGGCACGGCGCAGCCTGAGGGTATCGTGACCGGCGCGACGGTTGCAAACACGACCGCCACGACCGATGTCATTCTGCCTTCAGAACTTTCGGCCCTGATCGGCTATCTCGGCGGCGGGTATAACGTGCCGTCCGAGTCCGCCATGCTCATGGCGAATAAGACCAAATGGTATCTCAAAGGCAGTGGCGGAACATCGGCTGTCCCGTTTGCATACGTGCAGACCCCGCAGGATGGCGATTTCTTCGGCTACAAGGCTGTCATTGATGACGACCTTGACCCGTATACCACAGCCTCAGCCAAGTGCGTCGTGTTCGGCAATTTCTCCTACTACGCAGTAGTGGAAAAGCCGGGCATGGTCGTACAGCGCAACCCCTACCTGTACATGGCAACCGGGCAAATCGGTATCTTCGCCTCTATCTTCCGCGGTGGCGGAGTACTTCAGAGCGAAGCATTCTACTATCTGACCAACGCTGCATAAGAGGTGATGACATGTCACGCAACAAGAATCCTGATGTCCAGAAGTCGATGGTTGCAGTAGCAGCCAGCGGCGGACAAGTTGGTGCGCTGGTCGGAACAAAGGTCGACGCGACCGGATACTCCCGCGCGCACTTCATCTTCAATTTCGGTAACGGCGCCGCAACGACCGCCGCACTTTCGGCGGGTATTGGACCCTGGCAGGCGTCCACATCCGGCGCAACTTACGCTGCTATCGCAAGCGCATCTCTGGCCGCTGTGACCTCCGGCGTGCTATCGAGCACCTCGGTCACGCTGGAAGTGGATGTACCTATTTCAGCGGGTACGCCCTGGCTGCTTGTCTCCGGTGGCTCACTGCTCTCGACAGCCGTCCCGCATTCGTGCGTGGTGGAACTGTACAACGGCATCAATCGTCCGCCAACAGCATCCAGCATCGAAGTCGTAACCGTCTAACACTACTGATAAGTAATGGGGGAGGCGAGCAATTGCCTCCCCCGGAAAGCGTTTTATCTTGCACATATTCCATTGGGTTCCCTCGTCTGGCGCGCCGCCTCCGTGGTCGTGCGTTCACTCGTGGGTAAACCTGCTCTTGCCTGATGGCGCAAAGCGGACATTTAAGCAGAGCGGCGCTGGCTCGGTTCGTGTCGTCTGGAATGATATTGTGCGGGAGTTTCTCGCAACCGACGCCGAATGGATATTCTCGACGCACCACGATGTTGTTTTCGTCCCTGAAACATTGAAGCGATTACTGTCCTGGGATAAGCCCCTTATATCGGCGCTGGTGTTCATGCGACATAACCCGGTCGTCCCACAGATTTGGAAATCCTACGATAGAGATGAAGGCCATTATGTGATGAGAATCAATGATACTCGCGAATGGTTCTACGATCATAAAGAGTGGATCAAGTTTGGGCCGTTCTTGATAGACCCCTGCCCCCCCGATGCGCTTGTCTCTGTCGGCTTCACCGCGACCGCCTGCACGCTGATACACCGGACTGTCTTTGAGGACATCCGCGCCAAAGTACCCGACCAGGGTGATGGCTTGTGGTTTGCCTGCGACAACGAGACTTCAGGCGGCGGGGAGGATCGGCGCTTCTACGAATACGCGCGGGCTGCTGGTTACGAAGCGTTTGTAGACCGCTCCTGTATAGCTGGTCATGTGGCTGGCGACATTCCCACATCCAGCGCCGATTTCATTGCTTGGGATAGCGTGAGTGATTTTCACAATACGGGAGAGCCTGTAATAAATGACAACCAAGAAAACTAAAGCACCCAAAACAAAGGCGCTTGACAAGATGCTGAAATACCATTCGAAGCATTGTACTTTTTGGGTATTTAGCTGTGATCGGCATTGTTCATGTGGACGCGATGAAGCCATAAAAGAACTTAACCAAATACTAGGCGTGCTACTTACCACTATGGGAACAGCATGACCACAAAACAAGTTGAAACCGCGACCGTCGTCGGGACAGTCACCGGCTCGGGGAATGCTACTGTGACCGTGACCGCGCTCGGCATGGCAAACACGCCGAAGGCTATCTCAGTCGCCGTCACTTCAGCAGATACCGCCTCCATTGTTGGCGGGCTGATACGCACGGCGCTGGCCTTCGATGTGGATGTGGCGGCGCTGTTTTTGGTATCCGGCAGCGGCGCGAATGTAGTCCTGACAAAACATATCGCGGTCGCCAATGATGACACGCTGAATATTGCCATTGCAAACGGCACTTGTACCGGCCTGACCGCCGCGCCAACATCCACGAATACGACCGCCGGAACGGGGATGACAAACGGCTACGTCACGCTGGCGCAACTCAAATCGTCTGACGTGCTGAATTTCTCGAACACGACCCATGATGAGATTTTGGAAACCATCATCGAAGCCGTCTCGCGCCTGATAGACAACAAATGCGCCCGCCGCTTCTTCTCCGCATCCGAAACGAGATATTACACCGCTGACGAAGGCGACCTGATGTTCGTGGATGACATCTCAACCTCAAGCGGGCTGACGCTTGTCACAGATGAGGACGGGGACAGAACGTATGAAACGACTTGGGCGACGACAGACTACGACTTGACATCATTCAACGCGACGCTGGATGGCTGGCCTTACCAGATGATAGAAACCACACCTGAGGGAGATTACTCGTTTCCTGGCACAAAAAAGGGCGTGAAAGTCACCGCCTCATTCGGCTGGGCGTCGGTTCCGAAAACTGTTGTGCTGGCTTGTATCCTGCAAAGCAATCGCGAATATAAACGCTTCAACACCGCGCTTGGACAGGCCGGGGCGTCCAGCGTTGGCACGATTACGCTAACCATCCCGGCGCTCGACCCGGATGTTGAAAAGCTCCTCTGTCCTTATGTGAGGATTACGTGACGCAGGACTATACCACAGCGGTAACGGAAGTTGCTGAGGTCGTGGCGGCGGTGGCGGGCATCGGAGCCGCGCCCGCGACGCCGCAGGAAAATATCAACGAACGGATTTTTGCACTGACGTATCTTATGACCTCAATGACCGAGATCAGCGAGACCGGGACGATGCAACACCTTGCGACAATTGCCGTTGACATCCTGACGCCGCATACCGACCTTGCGCAGAACATCGCCGCACTCCTGCCGATTGTAGACCTGGTTGACACGGCGCTCCTAACCGAAATCACGACCACCAGCCGCTTCTTTGACGGCTCGATTGACACTTTTGGGATTTTGCGATGGGAATTTCTGCCCGTATATATCTACTCTAGCGTGGATTGCGTCGGCTACCGAGCCATGCTTGAGAATGTGAAACAGAAGATAAACCTATGACGCAATTATCCATCCAGATCAACAACGCGGATATTGTGCGCCGAGGCTTGCAGGATTTGTCGGCGGAGATCCCGAAAATCGGGCGCTTGCAAATCTATCAGACATCACAGGCGATTGTCCGCCGGATGAAGATTTACCCGCCTGAGCGACCGGGGCAGAGATATATCCGCACAGGCAGGCTCGGCGGTGGTTGGATGATTATACCGAACACAAACGGCTATACCACGCGCAACGATACACCATATACAAAATATGTCGTGGGTAACGCCTATGGCTTGGAACAAGCCTGGATGCACGAAGGGCGCTGGAACCTTCTGCGCGACGTGCAGGAGGAGGAAGTCGCGAAACTTCCGAAGGCAATCGAAGAGGAGATCACGATGGTGACGCGCCGCGTAGGATTGTAAGGAGACAAACATGGCAATTAAATTGCATTACATTGGCCGGGGTGACGCGCTCATACACATACCCGCCCGCGACCTGATGGACGAAGATTTCGCCGAGCGTGCGGAACTCTGGAAGGAACTTGGAATAGATGAGGCCGGGATGCTTGCAAGCGGCCTGTATGAGAAACCAAAAATAGAACAGCCGAAGAAAATCAAAACGGCTAAGGAAGGTGAATAATGGCTGGTCGTAGAAGTTTGAGAAAGCTCCAGTTTTACAGGGAGGCAACAGCCGGGACAACCTCATCCGCGACATTTATTTTTCGCGGCATCGGGACGATCCTGGACAATATCCAGGTGCAACGTGTCAGTGAGGACATCGGGATTATCAGCGGCACGACCCGCACGAATGTACCCATGAAGGGTGGGACGCTGGCAATTAGCCAAACCCCCGCGACATTTGAGGGTCTCCTGCACATCCTTGAAATGAGTGTAAAAACCGTTGCCGGTTCCCAGGACGGCGCAGGGACTGACTACATCTATACCTATGCGTTCCCCACTACCGCAGGCAACGCGATCAAAACTTATTCCATCGAGGGCGGGGATGATAACGAAGTTGAGCGCATGGCGTATTGTTTCGTCAAGGACTGGACGCTATCCGGCAACGGGCGCACCGCATACCAGTTGCAGGCGAATATCCAGGGGCGCGCCCCGGCCCTGGGCGCCTTCTCAGCCGGTCTATCCCTGCTGGCTGTCAACAACATGAATTTCGGATTGACGAAAATCTATCAAGATGCGATTGGCGGCACGGTTGGAACGACGATCAAGTCCAATACGGTGCGGGGCGTCAATTTCAAGTTTGCATCAGGAATTGAGGCGAAGGATACCGCAGACGGGCGGCTCGACTTCTCTTTTGCACAGGGAACGGATTATGTAGTTACCTGTGATTTGGAATTCGAGCATGACGCAATCGCCGCCGCGCAGAAAGTTTTATGGCGCGCACAAACGCCTGTCCTACTGCAAGTCAAAGTCGAAGGTTTGACGGCATTCGCCACTCCCGGCACGACATACAGCGTCCCGACGATGAAGATCAATCTCCCCGGCTATTGGGAGAGCTTCTCGAAGATCGGGGAGGCCAACGGTAACGATATTGTGACAGGTAAGTTTGTGTCTGCGTACGATACCACAGCCGCCGCCGCTGGGTCGATCATCGTTGTAGTTGAATTGGCAACAGTTCCATAACGCGCTAATGCGCGAGAAAGTAGTTTGTAATGTCTGAGGATATACACATTAAGTTTTTGTTCGACGCGAAAACAGTAGGGAAGCGCCTGAAGTGGAAAGACATAAAAAAGGTGCAAAAATTCAGGCGCTTGAAAGCACAAGGCAACGATATTAACGACGAGTTTCTGGAACAAATCCAGATTCTATCCTGTCGCTTCATGGCTGACGAAAATAATCAGTACCTTCCGCAAGACGAAGCGTATGCAATATTTGATGAATTGAGCCGGGATGAAGCGGCGGATGCTATCAACAAATTTAGCGAAGCACTTGTGGAATCTACCATCCCAAACGCGAAAGGGGGTCAATTGAACTCTACTTCAGAAGTCG